AGTTTCCTATTCTGTATCCGCCCCAAGTGGGGTAAGGGTTTCCGAGATTGACCCTCAAAAAACGCTTACCTACCCGAGATTCAAAACGAACACGGACGGTGACGACCAAAGCCTTGTTGGGTTGTTTGCGGAACTGGGGTCGCGTGTTCTTGGCATTGAGTTGATGCCGTGGCAGCGGATGGTTCTCGCGGATCAGCTGGGATGCGCGACGGCCGGATGGTGTTTCGGCAGGCGATCACCAGCACGGCCCGCCAGTGCGGGAAGTCAACCGCCCTCCAGTTTCTGGTGTTGGGCTGGCTGGTTGAGATGCCCAGGATTCGAAAGCAGAAACAAACTGTGCTGACGACAGCGCACCGCTTGGACTTGGCGTCGGAACTGTTCAACACGTTGGCCCCGCTGATTGAGGCGCATTTCCCGGAGGCCAAGATCATCTGGTCCTACGGCCGTCAGTCTCTGGAACTGCCCGCGATCGGGGATTACCCGGGCGCCAGGTGGGTTGTCCGGGCGGCGACCCCGTCGGCGGGTCACGGCCTGAGCTGTGACCTGGTGGTGGTCGACGAGCTGTGGGACTGTTCGGCGGAGGCTGTCGAGGGCGGCCTGTTGCCAACCATGCGCGCCCGGCGCGACCCGCTGCTGTCCTGCTGGTCAACGGCTGGGACCGAATCCCAGTCGGATGTGTTCAAGCGGATGCGCGAACGAGCCCTCGGCGAGATCGACATGGGCGTCAAGTCCAAGCTGTATTTCTGCGAGTATTCGCCGCCGTCCAACATTGACCCGCTGACCCTGGAGGCGGCGCTGTGGGCCAACCCCGCCGCCGGTATCACGATCGAGTACGAGACCCTGGAGGAGGATCTCAAGGGGCCAAACCGGGAGGAGGTGCTGCGCACTGTCTGTAATTTGTGGGTACAGTCCCACCGGGCGTGGCTGGACGCGGGCATGTTCGAGTCCCTCCGGGCAGACATCGAGCTGCCCGCCGACGGCGGTGTGCTGGCAGTTGAGGCATCATCCCACGACGACAGGTTCGTCGGCGTCCGGGCCGTGGAGGTGGGCGACAAGGTGCACGTCACCGTCGAGTTCATCGTGTCCACCTTGGCGGATCTCTGGCAGTCGGTACGCGAGTCCCAGAAAGCCCACAAGGGGCAGACGCTCGCGATCGGTGCCAGCCTTGATGTGCACCTGTCCCCCGAACTGAAAGGCCGGGCCGTGCTGGTCGGGATGCGGGAGCTGCAGAAATGGACTGTCATTGTGCGCTCCATGGTGACCTCGGGGCAGGTGCTGCACACCGGGGAGCAGTTGCTGATCGAGCAGGTCTCCCGGGCCGTCGCCGTCAAGCACCAGGGGCACCTGTCGCTGTCGTCCGCTCGAAGCCCCGGCGACATCTCACTGTGCCGCGCGTTCGTGTGGGCTGTCGCCCAGGCAGGCAAACCGAAAACACAGACCAAAGCGGCCTACGCGTTCGCCGACTAAAACTTGTTGCAAATGCAACATCCCTGTGTCATACTTCTAACGTGGCGTTATTTGGGCGTAAGCAAGCACCCGCGTTTGGAGCCGAACCTGTGCGCGCCGCCGCCGGCACAGCGAACCAAATGTCCCAAATCAACCAGACAATCGGGTACACGTCCAACGCGCTGAGGCAGCAGGCAATCCAGAACGGCACCATCAGCCGCGCCCGCGACCTAATCGTGTCGATGGTGTCGGGCCTGCCCATCAACCAGTACAGCCTGCAGTGGATGGGCGAGGAGTACGAAGAGGTCGCCATCCCGGGGGAGACGTGGATGGGCCGCCCCGACCCTGAGGTGACCCGCCAGTTCATCCTCGCGTGGACCACGGACGACCTGTACTTCTACGGCAAAGCCGTCTGGTACGTCACCTCCCGGTCAAAGACCACCGGGTTTCCGCTGTCGTTCCAATGGATTCCCATGGCGGACATCCAGGCGCACGACATGTCAAGCGACATCTGGCCGCGCCCCTCACAGTCCCTCAGCTACAACGGCCTCGACCTGGACATGTCCAACGTCGTCCAGTTCCTGTCCCCCATCCAAGGCTTGCTGTATGCCGGGTGGCGCGAGCTCGAAATAGCCAACAGGCTAGACACCGCAGCGATGCGTTTCGCCACCAACGAGATCACCGCCGGATACCTCCAGCAGACACCAGGTTCAGAGCCGATGAACGCCGAGGATCTCGCCGACCTCGCGGCCGCATGGTCAAGTGCCAGGCGCCGCAACGCCATCGGCGCACTGAACGCCGCCGTCGAGTGGAAAGAGTTCTCGGCTGACCCGTCCAAGCTGCAGCTGGTCGAGGCCCGCCGCCACACCATGTCCAGCCTCGCCAACCTTGGCAACGTGCCCCAGTACCTGGTAGGTGCCGACACCGGGTCGGGCATGACCTACCAGAACGCGGTGGAGTCCCAGCGGCAGCTGTACTACTACGGCGCGAAGCCTTACATTGACTGCCTTTCGCAGCGCCTGTCAATGGATGACATCCTGCCGCGCGGCCGTTTTTGCCGGGTCGACGTCTCCGAGTTCATCCGTGAACCCGACGAGATGATTGACGAGAACAACGGCCAAGTGACCGACACGTCCGACATGGAGAGGGAAACAGCATGAAGCTCCAGTTCACCAATTCGTCAATCACGCTCGACGCCGCCGCAGGCGACGCCGAACCAAGAATCTCAGGCATTGCCGCGCCGTACGGTGTCGACGCCGAAGTGTCCACCGGGCAGCGTGTCCGCATAGCGGCAGGCGCCCTCCCGACCGACGGCAAGATGCCCCGCCTCATCGTCGAGCACGACACCAGCCGCGTCGTCGGCGTGGTCGACATGCGCGAAGAAACTGACGCAGGCATGCTGTTCTCGGCAAAGATTGCCGACACAACCGAGGGCCGTGACCTCATCGCGCTGCTCAAGATGGGCGCGCTCGACTCAGTCTCCGTGGGCCTGTCCGTGCAGGACTACGAGATGGACGGAAAGACAATGCTTGTCAAGGCCGCTGCCTGGGAAGAGCTGTCTGTCGTCTACCAGCCGGCATTTCCGCAGGCGCAAATCACCCAGATCGCCGCCTCCAATCCGGAGGAGGACGAACCCCTACCCGACACAGAGGAGAACCAAGTGTCCGAAAACAACATCCCGGTCGAGGCAGCTGCTGCCGAGGCCGTCCCCACCGCCCCCATCTACGCCGCCGCCAAGCGCGAGTTCGCGATGCCGTCCGCTGCCGAGTACATCTCCAAGTTCCTCGTCGGCGGAGCCGAGTGGCAGGAGTTCAGCCAGCGCCTCGCAGCTGCCGCCCCGGACGTCGTCACGAACGACGCCCCCGGTGTGCTTCCGAAGCCCATCGTCCAGCCCGTCTACAACTCGCTGCGCGGCATCCGCCCGGTGATCGACGCCATCGGCACCAAGGCGATGCCCGCCTCCGGCAAGGTGTTCATCCGCCCCGAGGTGACGACGCACACCACCATCGGCGCCAGCAACGGCGAGAACCAGCCCCTCGACCAGGGCACGTTCGTCATCTCGGAGAACCAGGTGACCAAGGGCGTGTACGGCGGCTTCGTCAAGGTCTCGGAAGAGATCATGGACTGGAGCCAGCCCGAGATCGTGTCGCTGATCCTCGACGACATGGCTCGCGCCTACGCACAGGAGACCGACAACGTCGCAGCAGACAACCTCGTCAGCGGCGCATCGACCACCACCAACTTCACGGTGGCCAGCATCACCGACCCCGCAGAGTGGGCCCGCTGGATGTACACCGCCGCCGAGTCCATCCTCAGCGCCACCAAGTACCTCCCGTCGCACCTGTTCCTCTCGGCCAACATGTGGCGCGCCCTCGGTCTCCTCACGGACACCGCAGACCGCCCGCTGTTCCCGCAGGTCGGCCCGATGAACGCGTTCGGCGCCATGAACCCCGCAGGCACCCAGGCGTCCGCGTTCGGTCTCACCGTTGTGGTGGACGCCAACTTCGCAAACGACACGGTCATCGTGGGCGTCCCGGACGGCTACGAGATCTTCGAGCAGCAGAAGGGCGCCATCAGCGCCGAGGCCAACGACGGCTCGCTGTCGCGCACGATCGCGTTCCGTGGCTACCTCGCCACGCTCATGATCGAGTCGGCCAAGTTCCGCAAGGCCGCGTTCGTCTGACCCTGACAGTCAAGGCGTAGAGGAGTCTGGAGCAATGGCAACATTCACGGTGACAAACAGTCGTCGCATTGACGACGTTGTCGCGCTCCAGACCCTCACGCCCACTGACATCGGAGTCGGCCAGACGATCACCGTCTCGGGCGTCGGCGCCACGTTCAACGGCACGTTCACCGTCATCAGCACCCAGCCCTACGAGCTCGTCGAGCGTGACGAGTACGGGGACCTGGTGTTCGACCCGGAGAACATCAAGCTCAACCAGGTCATCTACGAACTGGCCGGGGATGACTCCGAGTACGCACCAGCGGACGGGACCATCACCTGGACGCAGACCTGCACCTGGATCACCAACCAGATGGTGTTGGACTGGCTCGGCGTGAGCCCTGCCACGGCCAACGACACAGCGTTCGTTACGGTATGCACGGATGCCGCGAACGCCCTGGCGCATCGTCGCAGGAAATCCTCGGGATACGCGGATTCCCTGACGACGGTGCCCAGCGGCGACGTCAAGCTTGGCACCATCATGTATGCCGGGAACCTGTACAGGATGCGGGGCGCTGGCCTCGACTACCAGACGTTCGAGGCGTACTCCAGCGGTAACCAGCCGATCGCAGCCATGGGCGAAATCCTGAGGCTGTGGGGCTGCAACCGGGCACAGGTCGCATGACGTGGGCCGCACCAACGACGCCCGTGAACGCCTCTGTGCAGAGCTCACAGCAGCAGGCATCGCCGTCTGCGAGGACTCCCGCAACGCCCGCCCAGGCGTCGTGGTTGTCGAGCCCCCGGTGCTCACCCGCTCCACGTTCGGAGGGGCAGGCACCCAGCTCGTCTGCGAGTTCACGCTGTACGCGACAGCGCCCCCACCGGGAAACCTGGACGCCCTCAAGGCGCAGCTGGAACTGGTGGACGCCGTCATCAACGTAGTGCCCGCCACGGCCGCCCAGCCCACCGAGTACGTCGTCGGGTCGCAAGCCCTGCCCGCGTATTCCATCACCGTCCAATACCCCGCCTATTAGGAGAACCTATGGCCACCTACAAAGTCCTCGCGGACAACATCTCGGGCAAGCAGCCCGGGGACACGATCACCGACGACGAGCTCGTCGGAGCAAACATCGAGGCGCTCGTCGAGTCCGGGCACCTCGCCAAGACCACCAACAACAAGAAAGCAGAGGACTAGGCCATGGCCATTTTCGTACTCAAGAACGCGTCGGTCACCATCGGGGCCGTCGATCTCAGCTCCTACGTCTCGTCGGTTGTCGTCGACTACAACTTCGACGCCATCCCGTCGGACGTGATGGGCAACACCGGGCACACGTTCCAGGCGGGCCTGCAGAACAGCACCGTCACCGTCAACCTCAACCAGGACTTCGCAGCCACCAAGACCGAGGCCACCGTGTTCCCGCTCGTCGGCACCACCACCACCGTCGTCGTCAAGTCCGACGCGGGCGCAGTGTCGGCCACCAACCCGAGCTACACACTGTCCGGGTTCCTCGCCTCCAGCCAGCCCGTGAACGGCGCCGTCGGCGACCTGGCGGCCATGCAGCTGGTGTTCACCGGATCCCTCACCAAGGCGACCAGCTGACCCATGTTCCTGCTCCACATCACCACCGTGCGGGCTGATGGCTCACAAGACACAGTCGAGCTGAGCATGGCATCCCAACTGGAGTTTGAGGCCATCGAAACCATGAGCCTCATTGACGCCCTCGACAACCGGGTCAGCCAGAAGATCCTGGCCCGGTTGTCATGGCTCGCCTCCAAGCAGAACGGCATCGTCGTCCCCGCCTCCCTTGACGAGTACGCAAAGACAATCAAGAGCGTCGGGTACAAGGTGGAGACAATCCCTTTTGGCGAAGCGGCATCCACGCCGTCTTTGCCAGCCTCATCCTCCGAGGCATCCCCTACACAGAGCTGATAGCAATGCCACCCACCCTGGTGGCGACGCTGGCTCAGGCACTGCAGGAAAGGCAGCAATGACAGTCCCGAAATCTTCAGTGAAGGTGGTAGGACTGGAGCAAGCCCTGAAGGAGCTGCGCAAGACCGAGCCCGAGTTCGTGGCGGCGTTCCGCAAGCAGGCCCGCGCCAACGCCAGCGAAGCAGTGCAGGCCATCAAGGTGGAGTTTGACCACACCGCCAGGGGCTGGTCCAACAGCAACTATCCGCTCACCGGGATGCGGCGCGGATCGCTGCTGTCCGGGCGTGATGTCCGCTGGAACAAGCAGAAGGCGCGGCGCAACATCAAGTTCAAGCTGGGCGGACCCCGCAAGTCGACACGGCGCGGCAAGTCCTACCGCATGTTCTCGATCATCCAGGCTGACGCGGCTGGGTCCATCTACGACATGGCGGGCAAGAAGGGCGGGGCGTACAACCCGGAGAAACAGTTCGAGGAGAACCTGTTGGCGAAGGATGCGCCGCACCAGCGGGCACAGCCTGGGCGCGCCGGGAAGGGGCCGTCTCGCTACATGTGGCCGGGCGCCTGGTTCTACCTGCCGCAGCTGGAGGACCGAATGACCGACATGGTCAGAGACCTGGAACGTAAGATGAACAGACAGTTGGTAAAGAGGCCGCGCCGATGAGCATCATTATTCCCATCCTTAGCGAGTACGTCGGCAAGGGTACTCAGGCTGCCATCGCTGACCTGAAGAAGTTGGGCAAGGCGCAGCTGGCCAGCGCTGTTTCCGCTGGGGCTGTGGTGGACGTGGCGCGCCGCTCGATCCAGGCAGCGAACGAGGACGCCAAGTCTCAGCGTTTGCTGGCCAACACACTGAAGAACACCACGTTTGCGCGTGAGGCTGACGTGGCGATGGTGGAGAAGAACCTGCAGGCGTTGCAGTACAGCGCGGCCGTGGCTGACGACGAGCTCCGCCCGGCGCTGGCAACCCTGCTCCGGGTCACCAAAGATTCGGCCGAGGCGCAGCAGCTGCTGAACGTGGCGCTCGACGTGAGCGCGGCGACGGGCCGCGACCTCCAGACCACGGCCTTAGGTTTGAGCCGCGCCTACCAGGGCAACGTCGGTGCGCTGCGCCGGCTCGGGCTGGCCGTCTCCGACGGGGCTGTCGCCAACAAGGATTTCCAGCAGGCACTGGATGAGGTCATCCCGGTGGTTGAGGGCTCAGCCAAGGCTGCTGCCGCTGGCGCGGACGGAGGCTGGAAGAAGCTTGGCATTGCCGTGGGTGACCTGTCCGAGATCCTTGGCGCCGAGCTGAACAACCAGCTGGGCGGTGTGGTCGGGGCGCTCGGCAAGGCAACCGCCGCAGCCAATGAGTCCGGCGACAGCCAGACGTTTCTGGGGGCTGCCGTCAAGGCCACCATCAGCAGCCTTGTCTCCGCCGTTGTCCCGTTTGCAAACTTCAACCGGGGGATGCGCGACAGCAAGGACAACGCCAAGGACGCTGCCAAGGAGATCGGCACGCTTGGGGACCGCATCAAGCAGCTTGACCAGCAGGACATCAAGACGTTCCAGAGCAACCAGAAAGCCGCCGCTCAGGCCGCCTACGCCGCCCGCATGAAGGCTGCCAAAGAGGCCGCCGAGAAACTCGCCAAGGCCAACAAGGAGCGTCTGGCGACCGCCCTGCAGACAGCCAAGGAGAAGCTGGACGATCTCATCAAGTCATCGGATGATTACCGGGACAGTCTGCGTGACCAGCTGTACGGCACCGTCAGCCTGGCGGATGCGGTGTCTCGGGCGACCGACAGTGAGGCCACGTTCAACGACGCCTTGCAGGAACGCAAAGAGGCATACGAGGAGCTCGCCAAGCTGCAGACTGTGGTGTTCGACGCGGCCACCGGGAAGACCACCGTCGCCAACGCCGAGGATCTGGCGGACGCCCTGGAGCGGGTCCGCAAAGCCGAGGAAGGCGTCACCGCCGCACAGGGCCAGCGCGTCAACTACACGGCCGCGTTCCGTGAGCAGATCGCCGCAGCCAAGGATTTCGCCACCAGCCTCCAAACCCTGATTGGGCAGGGGCTCACGTCGGTCGGGTTGCAGCAGCTCATCAACCTCGGCCCGGTTGCGGGGGCGCAGGTCGCCAAGGACATTCTGTCCGGGTCGGCTGGCCTGTCCGTTTCGGACTTGAACCTTACTGGGTTGCAAGCCGCTGCCACGGGCGTGGGCACGGCCGCTGCCAGCCAGCAGTTCGGCGCAGACATCACCGCCGCACAGAACACGGTGGGCGCTGTCACCTACGCGAACGACATCAAGATCACGGTGACCTCAGCCGACCCCGACAAGGTGGTCGAGGCGCTG